CCCATTATATTAAGCCCCACATAACTAAATTCTCCCCATTGATTCCGTACTTTTTCATAACTCCTTCTCTCTCGAACCCTAGCCAACTGAGCCATCTTGTGTGAAACTTGTCATCCGCTGCTATAGCTTGTATTCTACGATATTTTGTCTTCAATTCATAGAGTTTCTTTTTGACTGATTTGGCAAACTCTATTGGGTGGTCACCCTGCTGCTTCGTTGCCAAAATAAAAACTTCACAAACTGAAGGCATGACATTCACTGCCCCTAAAACTCCTAAAATTGTTCCATCCTTTTCTGACACCATGGTCGCACTTGTCCCATCCCCCACCAATTTACACATGGCCTCTTTCAGTACTTCAACCGAAGCGATGCTTTTTACACTCTCTTTAAAGTCCATGTTAGTCAAGTGCTCTATTTTGAAAGGTATAAGCCCCATCAATCCTCCGAGCTTGAATAATAGATATCAATGAATTGGACTGAGCACGGTAAAGGCAATCTTTGCATAATTACCACATGCTTGTCCGCTCCGTCGATACTCCAGACATCAGAGTAATGTAACTTCTTCATGCCAGAGAATACTGGCGCCGGTCTATCAGTTATGAAAAGGTTCGACCAATCTACAACTTGGTCCATGTGATATGGGTCTGTGCCGTAGTCCACCCCAAGGGTGTTTAAAAATCGGATAGCCATCTCAACTATGTTGCGGGGCTTATCCTGTGCCGGCCCGGACCTACCCCCAATCTCTATGTTTTGGGTCTGTATCATTCCTTCATAAGCCAAGCCCACGTGAACCACCGCGGCATTCCTGGGTAAAGTTATTGCTCCGCTTGCCACCGTTATTGCGTCGTATTCTCCGCTCAACTCTCCATCAGCTATGACCGCTCCGTCCCCAGTGACTGAAACTGACTCGGCCTCTAAATGCGAAAGACCACTTATTTCATCAGCAGCAATATACCAATCGATTGCTGGTATAGCGTCTGCGTCATCAAACTCTTCGGTTATGTCGCAAGTCACATTCTTAGCGTTTACATAGGCAGTTATGGTGGCTCTTCCACTCCCTTCTCCAGTAGTGGCCAAGGGTTTCTTCCACAACTCACTCCCTACGTCATCTGCGGTAAATACGTCCTCGCTCGCCTCAAAATTTATATCATCCCCAGTAACCGCTCCAGGCGTCAAGGTTGCTCCAGCGGTCACTCCCCTGTCCGAACCATTGTAAGTGGCGGCACAATCCATGTAAATATAATCTTCTTGTTTTCTATACACTGCATTTACGTATGAGGTGTTGTTGATAGTGGCGTCATCGGGGCCAGTATAGAAATCCTCAGGGTCCGGGAATTCCACAGGGTCCGTTAAAACTTCAATAAATCGCTTAGTTCCCCCGTCTATCGTTCTCTCAGAAACTATCCAAACCTGGTCGTCATTGTCCTCTCTTGGGAGGATGGCTACGTCGAGAACCTTGGCGTCTGTTCCTCCAATATCATACCTATGCCACCCAGCTATGTTCTCTCTTCCTAAAACTGTTAGAACTGCTAATTGGCCGTCGGCCCTTACCACCCACAAAGTGTCTAGGACTCCAGTCCTGAAAGCCACACGCTCGAGTTTACTGTACGCAACTTGCTCTGCATTCAATACCTCATTCTTGCCAGAGTAGTCATCTGCATTTATGTCGTATTGGAAAGACCTAAAAACTTTTCCGCCTCTTTGGATATAGAAGGCTCTGTTACCACTTAACGCCGGGGGAACTGGTTCACACCCGTACGCTTCCACTTGCCTTACACTTATACTCGAAGGGGTTATGGGCTCATTGACTCCGCCACCTGAAATCTTGAAAACTCCACCTAAAGTCCCAGCCAATAAAAAGTCGGGCATTCCTCCGACCCAAGCGCCGTAATCAACCTTTCCAGTTGTTGGGGCCAAGGTGAAAAAGGCGGCGTTGTCCGCATCTGCTCCGCCAGTAAAATCGTCGAACCTAGCAACCCCGGTAGTGCTTATGGGGGTTTTGCTCATGAATATGGTCTGGGGTCTGAGGCGTGTTGCAAAAAATATTAATCTACTTTCATAAAATGCTACCGCGGAAGGCATGTCTGAGATGTTTATGGCCGTCACAGGGATAAATGTCCACGCGGAAGTATCCACGGGCTCGTTAGTGAACTCATCTCTCAGATAGTAGGTTAGCGCCGATTTTAAATGCACCCGGTATCTGAGGGTGCGATACTGCTCAGGAATGCCCTCAAGAGTTGAAATCTTCATTATACTGTCGTCGGTAGGATTTGCGTCAAAAGTTATTTCGCCGATAGCGTCGTTAAGAACCCCCCTCACGTTATATACAGGAGGGAAAGGGTCGTGCGTCCTAGCATACTCTTGCACAACCCACTGTCCGTCTAAACCTACAGTAACTTTTTTAGGGCGATTGTCTCTCTGTGCCAAGTAAAGAGTGTCCCCACTTTGGGTAGAAGTTAAAGTGTCTAGCTCTCTTGGGTCGTCATAATCGGAGTTCGCACTGCCCACTTCCACTCCATCCTTATACACTACCATTTTTCCCGAGCCAACATAAGGCGTCCCATCGCTTTTTAATGGCGCGGCAGAAAACTCAAGCACATACGCGGCAGAATCATTATACTGGAAAGTCATTAACTTGGCCGCTCTATTGTCATAGGTATTTGCTGCCCGCTTAAACCCATTTCTGAATCTTGCTGGACCTTGAACCTCGGGAATGAAGTTAACCATCTTACGGCAACTGGAGGCATACGCTGGTATGTCAAATCTACCTCTACTCTTGGGGGAGGTTTCACCGTTGGCAAAATTTACAAGTGCAGCGTTTGACATCTATGCTCTCCTTAGGTGTATTTGTTGTTTCTTTTAAGCCCCATCCTTCTGGCGTTCAATATGGCGCTTCTTTGTACTCTCTGAGGTGGCTTCTCTTGGCCGTCAACTGCTCTGGCTTCCGTGGTCAATTCGGACATCTCATCTTGTATCTCTCTTCTAACGCTTGCTTTTAAATTAAATTTGTACGACATATTGTGGGCCAAAGTCAGTACCAACACTCTCACAAAAAGAGCATCGAACTTGGCCACTGTGACGGCGTCATGAATATACTGCATGGCCAAGCCGTCGTCCCCGGCGCTATCGGTGAAAATATACCCTTCACTCAGGTCATAGAGGTCAGACGACAAGTTAGCACCTAGGGTGGTATCCCCTAAAGTGCAAAGTCTAATAAAATCATTTGGCAAGGCGTACGCAACGGAGAACCCAAAATCTGGAGTTACTGAGCCGGAAGCGGTTAAGGTGTCATATTTTTTAGCAAAATTCCAAACGTGTGTGCGAAGTGCTTCTCTTCTGGCGGCATCGTAATGCCGGGCGCATACGTCCTCTTCGGGGGTGACTGGGGTGTCTATGCTAGTTATCGAGCGTATCCCCAATCTATCTAAAGCGAGGTTACAAATGTGAATATCGGAAGTGGGTTTTGCCATAGTCTCCTCAAATACCCGCCTTGCTTAATTGCGAGGCGGGTACAATAGTTTTTAGGCTTCTGGAACTTATCCTTGGATAAATTCACCACGAAGTGATATGGTGCCAGCATCTGATCCAATGGTCTGGCCGGTTAAGGTCAAAACATAAGCATCGTCTTTATTGGCGACGGTTTTACCGAGCAATTCCCATATTTTTTTGCCTATGTTGGCAATGGCAAGGGCTGACAAACAGTTGATTTCAGAGCCAACTGCGTACCCCGTGCTAATGTCTGTGGCGTCCATGAGAATATTCTCATCGACCTCAATACCTGCTTCGGTATAGAAACCAAGATCCCAGTCCGTGGAACTGGTCAATGCGTCACAGTTAAGCTTGATTTCCTTGGGGACCATGTTCGATTTCAGGTTGGCGATCTTGTACGTCGAGCCGTCACTATCCCCTGCGGCTATCTCAAAAGTAGTCGCGAATGCAAAGATTCTTCCATGCATTATTTTCGAAGGGTTGCCCAATTTACCAGCTTCTACTTCAGTGTTAATCCATTCGTTCACTACAGCCATATTGCTTCTCCTTTGCTACTAGATTTACTCACTGATTAGTCAGTGGTTTGTACTTTTTGGACAAGAACGCCTTCGGTTCTTACGGCGCCAAGTTCGAATACTATCTGAACCTGAGTTGTTTCGACCAAGTCAGAGCGGTCTTCGATCTTGAGGCCCATTTCTTTGCTCATACCAACCGCCATTCCTCTGGTGGACATAGCGAAGCAATCTCTTGTTCCAGCTGTCACACTGAGCAACGGATGGTCAATGGCTCCGGCAAAAAGTATCAAGCCAATCCCAGCGGCTTGTGCTATCTTGCCTTTCTCGACGACATACTGTTTTGTGAAATCACCATTGGTTAACTCATTTTCTTTCATGAGATCTGTATGCTCGTCACCTGAAATACCCATAACTAAATCCTCAGGGAGTTCAGTTCCAACTTCTTTGTCAATGAAGTTCTGGCCGACCTCAAGTAATTTTTCATACGTGAGACCAGTAGTTGCATTAACAGTGGATCCGCCGTCGGCGGCGAATGTGACTGCAGTATCCATGTCTCTTCCCGTGTAAACAGAAACAAACATAGACTCGATAACGACTCTGTCAAATACTCTTTCCATGGCTCTGACACAAACTTGAGCGTATTGGCTTGAAGGACTGATGAGAGCGCCCCTAACATCTGCAGCGTCAACCGGAAGTGTTAAAGTGAATCTGCGTCTGCTTATTTTACGTCTGGTGTGGTTGGCGTCTGAGAAGATAACCGCTTCATGTCTCCCAAACTGTTCTGAGGCTTCCACAGAACCTAAACCGTCATACGCGAATTTATCTCCCGTGATGGGTATAATCTCGACGTGTGAGCGCAACCTTGCTTTTGTTTGCTGGGCTGCATTGTGTACGTTGCTTGAAAATTGCGTAGTTAACGCTTGATCAATTGTTTCTCCGGCCATAATATTTCTCCTGTGCAATGAAATTAAACTTCTAACTACAACACTATAAAGTGCTTTAAAGTGCTTTAATTTCAGAGACAGTATCCTATCATGTTGACCGGGTGTCCCTTCCTGTTATCGCGCGGACGCGAGTGATTTAAT